GGTTGTCAGATAGGCCATCTCGCCCGTGCCGGCTAGGTCAAGCAGCAGCTGCGGCGGTTGCAGGTTGACTTCCTCCTGCCGATAGTGTCGCAGCAGGTGCCGTGCCGCCTGGCGCTTCTGTTCGGCGGTCAAGTCTGGTTCCGTTCTCGCACCAGCTAACGCTTCCGCTGATGCGATCATACCGCCGCGACTGAGAACCAGCGTGCCGTCTTGCCGGATGGTGTGGTGGGGTCCAAAGAGATCCTCCAGCTTCAGGTCTTCACTAACTTCAGCTTTGACTACGGCATACATTTCCTGGACAGCTTCAACGACACGCTCTGCTTTTTCGGTAATTCCGGTTTTGAGCGTGTGATACTGTGCGGCTTTGTCGATATCCCCCCACTGCGCCCCATCAAGCGTCTGGTTTCTAATCAGGAATTTCAGGGCCAAGTCGTTCCACCTCCTTTTCGCCGTTATCTTGACCTTCTGTTGCGATGACAGCAGCAGGCGCACGGAATCCGGCACTGGCCTTCCGGGTTGTTGAAATAAAATACGAACTTTTGGTGCGCTATTCGCTTGCGAATCTCTTGCAATTCTCGTTTAGCGTATTTCTTTACGTTCCAGCAAACGAATGTGTAACCCTTCGAATGCTGAATTACTTCTTTCACTTCCCGCTGCGTTGCTTCAAGAGTTGCCAGTTCGTCCAACAAACTCTGCTCAAACTCGTCCCAATCCCCAGGCAAGTCCCAGTGACTCCGTTCAGGAGTATCCATCCTTTTCACCTTCAATCCTCAACGTGATCTCCACCTCCGGCGGAAGAGCTTCGCGCTCGACTACTCTGCACTGCAAAATCCGGATATTGACAGGAATTAGCTGCAATGCTTGATAAATCGCCGCCACATAATTGCCGCGCCCCAAATGAAAAGGCACCGGTTGGGTTTCCGATGCCTCTGTGTTTGGTATTGTCATGCCTTTTGGGATTTCTTTATTATTGTATTGGTTCAAACCTTATCCCTCCATCTCCGGGGAAAGGCAAGGTGTGGTCATGCTTCCCTTCCAGAATCTCACGCGGGATTCGGGCAAAGGCCGCGCAGCGAGACCCGATTGAATCCTTAGGCCGCTCATCGCGCAAATGCTTGCAACGCATACACTGCAGGCCGTAAATCGGATAATCAACACCCCTGTCGTCCAAAACCCAGCCGCCGTCTTTTGTTGCCGGCATATCAACGCACCTCCCTGATATAGTTTAAACCTGTTTTGTGGGCCGCTCTTAACCAAACTTCATGAAAGTGTTTTTCTCCTGCTTCTGTTGTTGTCATGATTCCAGCGTTTACTTTTGGTATAAACATGCGGTACACTTCATTGTCAGCCACTTGATATGCGTCCCTGATCACGCGAACCTCCGGCCACCCCGCTTCAGGCCTTATCATCCGATGTACATATTTTTGCCCCACTGCCCGTATTTCCGCCATATCCTCCTGCGCTGCAAACCAGATATCATCCCAAGAGAACGAGCCCCCGGTGGTTGGGTGATTGTGAGTAAGTATATTGTCTTTCATCACAACGCGCTCAGATGCAGCGAAGGAAACCTGGTTTCGCGAGCCGTCTTTGACTAATACTTCTTTCCCTTTTTTGTCAAATAGATACGCTCGTTCATGCTGCAGACCGGCAATCTGTGCTTCTGCTTTCTGTAACGCTGTCTCCAGTGCGGTTGGAGCTGTGATTATAATCGTTCGCCCTATAAACCGCCTTGCATCCTCATTATACCACCGCTCAATATCGGGCTGCAAGCGCGGGTTTTGTTGCCAACTGCGCAACCGTTCGGCGAATTGTTCGGGATTTTCCCAAGAACTGATCGTGATGCAAAAGCATTGCGGATGCGGCCTCACCGGTTCAAAGCCCTTTGGATAGAATCCCGGCTCACCGTGGCTCATATCCGCAGCCATATCGTCGCAGATGTCAGGTGCCGGATGTTGCGGGCTTAGCCGCCAGTATATCCCCCGATACCCCGGGCTATGCTGGTTGGCCGCCACCATGCCTTCGTGGAACGCATTGTTCATCTCGGTTCGTGCCAGCCGCATCGCCTGGTAGCTTACATCCGTGCCTACTCCTAATCGTCTGCGTGTCTCTAATTTATGCGCTTTCCACACTCCCGGTTGCAAATACTGCTGCACAAGTCTTGCCGTCTTTCTTGCGTCCTGGCCGCGTACCACCGCGTCTTCTACGATGCGCCGGATATTGTTCCTCGCGTTTTCGCTTGTGCGCCACACTCTGTCGGAGATCTTCAAACCGTCCCGCCGGGTCCTGGCCAACATCGCCAGCGTTGCTCTCTCGTTGATTCCGGCGAACAGTCTCGCTACCGCTGGTGCAGGGAAAGCATCCCCCAGTATGTGCTGTGTCACCTGCGTCACGCCCTGGCTGGCGGACGTGCTTGCCATCCAGATGCCATGATGTGTGGCAGCCAATACATCCTTACTCATCTGCGCCGCTCGTCCATCCAGCTTAGCCTGAAGCGCACTAAGATGCGCGTGTCTGAGCGTGCCGGGCGTCAATGCTGCTATATCATCCCGTATCCCCGCCGCCGCTCGACGGTACACATCCTGTACTTGCTCTATTGTCGCGGCGCTGCCCTGCTCGAACTGCCGCCGCGCTCGCAGCAGATATTGTGCATATTCGCTGCCGCCGGAAAGCCGCGCTATGTCTCCTCTGCGGATAGACATTACACTTCACCTGCTTCACCCGGCCAGCCTTCGGTGTCTTCAATTCGTTTGCGCCAAAGGAACGACTTAGCCACTCTGCGCCGCTCGTCATCCGCTGCGTCCGGGTCGGCATAAGGCAGCATCGTCGGCACGAATTCACGCAAGAACTCACTAGCCGCATCCATAGACAACAGATTGCTCTCCACCGCCGTCGTTAGCCCTTCCACAAGCGTTTTTATAGTAGTTGCGACCTCACTATCCGCTTTCGGCGAAAGCTCGTCCCACGAAATATCCACGTGGTACGTATCCAATCTCCGATTCTCAACCTTGCTCCTCATAGCCAGAAACATGCCAGCCAACTCGCCGTAATGTTCCTCGAATACACCGCGCTTACGACGGATCTTGCGAGCCAGAGGAACCATCTGCTCGGACACTGACGCTTTACTGCTGGCCACAGCTGTGCCGAATGCGAATTCGGGCGTCTCGCTCACATCAACAATATTGCGAAAGATGAACTTGAGCAGTGTTGTGATTCCAGTCAGCCCACTATCAGCCGTGATGAACGACACATTGTCGTTTTCTTGCATGAGGAAAATTTCTTTATCAGCGAATTTCAGCTTCCCTGATTGAATCTCCGCAGCGTCAAAGTTGTCTTTCAAGAACTTTTGGACATCCTTGAGCGCAAACTTCGTTTTTGGGCGGCTGAACAGCCTTGAGCCTTGTACGGCGTTAAACATTGTGTCATGATACGCTTTGAGGAACGGCTCCAACGGCTCGATTTCGCTGCAGCCAAAAAGTTGATTCTCTTCCGACTCGTTCCGGAAGTGCACTATCGGAATGAAGCCCCAGGGATTCGGCTCTGTCCTGTTCTTTTGTCGCAACTCTGCCGGTGCACGGCTGTCGGCCTCAATAGTCCTCTCCCTCGGTGTCAGCGTCTCGATTATGCTGTAGTCCCCAGTCTTCCGTCCGGTGTTGTCAGTAAGCGATACCGGATGCCGGATAATCAACTTTTGCCATTCGCCGGTGAGTGGGTCGATAATTGGCGTTATCCATTCGGGCGGCACCAGCTGCAAGCCGAAGGACTGCCGCTGGTCAAACCGGCCAGGCTCCCGCACAATCCGCGCAAACACATCCCCATCTCTCAATACGTTGCGGTTGATGCGCAAAATCTTGCCCGTCCATTTCTGCATTGCTTGCTCCAACGCCTGGTCAGCCTCCACGTCAGCATGCGTAAACGCGGGCGCACCCATGAAGCCAGCTGTTGTATTGACAACCGGCTTGACGAATGCCGCTCCAAGCTTATAGCTGTCGTTTGTGTTGCGATACAGTTCACGGGCTAGAGCATAATCAACGCGGCTGGAGTCAAGGGTGTAAGGCCTTGTAAATTGATAGCCCCATACACCGGCACTACGATCGCGTAATGCGGACGCCTCGCCAACCAGCTGCCGTAAGCGCATTTTTACTTTATCAAGCATACAGGCTTGCCCCCTTGAATAGCTGTTTCGTTTCTTCCGGCAGTGCGCCCGCTCCTATGCGCATCGGCCAGCACGCCAGTGCCAAGCTCATCACGCAGTCATCGTATCCACCCTGTGGAGCTTCCGGCCTGACGTTTGTGCCATGCCTGACACGCTGGAAGAACCGCAGCTCATCCCGCAATGCTGTGTTTCCCGCCGGCAGTAGTAACCGCTTCTGTTCTGTTTGCACAATCAAGTTTGAGATAAGCTCCTCCCGGCTGCGCTGCGTAAAAACAAAAGAGTGACAGTTTTTAACCTGCTCGGCCACCGGGTCACCTACCCCTGTTGCGTCCAGATAAACCGTCGCCTGGTATCTCTCTTGCAACCCGTTCACTTGGGCCACTATATCGCCATACAGCTTGCCCCGGTAGCGGTGCCACTCAGCGAGCTGAAACGGCGGCTGTGTAACATCCAGCACTGTAATTACCGTGTAGTCCTGATATTTGGCCAGGTCTACGCCGATAGTGTAATTGTGGCCAGCTTCCGGCGCCGCCTTCGGTACGTAGTCATCGAATATCTCCTGCAGCACTACCCACGGGAAAACGACGGTGTCATCGTCCACGAATTCAGCTAGATACTCGACGCGAAACGCAAGCTCTGGGATCTCCTTGCGAATCTGCTCTATCTCGCTTTTGTCCAGCCGCGCGTTATCATAAGCCGTGGCATGGAAGCTGCGGTAGTATCCATCAGCATCACTTTGACCTTGCTTGAATAACTGGTAAACATAGCCCTGGCTGCCATTCGGCGTGCTCTCGGCGCGAATTTTACCTTTGCGGTCAAGCACCATCGCTCTGATGACGTCTGTATAAACCCTGTCTTTCACAAACGCCGCCTCGGTGATCACTATGCCATCAGCGCCTTTGCCACGCAGATATATGCCGTCCCTGGCCGTTGAACGCGCCATAATCTTGCTACCGTTTATCAATTCGACTTCCGGAAAAGGGCTCATCTTAAATTTTTTTTCCGGCACCAAAAGCGATAACGGCAGTTTCGGGTTACTCAGAAGCTGCTCAATCTCGCCGAAATATATCTTTGCCTGGTCAATAGACGGCGCCGTAACAAACCATCGCTGCTGTTTTTTTGTCGCGCACTCATGCAGCATATCGATCAGTGTTGTCAGCGACTTACCGAAGCGCCGGCCGGCAACTTTGGCGGACACTCTGCCGCCCAGCTTAACCGCGTCAGCTTGCTTGCCCGCAAGACTGATTCCAAGAATTTTATCTGCGAAATAGATTTTGTCCTGCCGGCATCGTTGCAGAGATTCTTTGATTATCCGTTCACGTTCAGGCGTCAGCGCCGGCATCGTCATCGCCCCACATATCCCTAAACACGTCAACCAGCCTCGACTGTGGATCATCGCCCAGGAATTCAGCTTTCGTCCGCATGGCCTGGCGCATCTCTGCCTGGAGTTTTTCCCGTAGCATAACAAGTGTAAGCGGAATTTTGGTTTTCTGCTCGACCAATTCCATGAGCCAGGCTGTGGTGGCTTGGCTTAGGTTAAAATTTTCTATTGCAGTAGATTCGAGCATCTCTATGTCAGACAAGCACTTCATTACGGCCTGCTGTAGTTGTTCTTCACTTTTTTGTAATTGCTCTTGCACTATTTTGCGATGCTGCTCTTTTTTCTCTTTTACCTCGGCTCTAATATCAAAATGCTCATCCATATGCTTCCAGATAGACTGGTGGCTTATCTTTTCCCCGTATTCACCCAGAAGGCGGGCAGTTGCTCCTCGAGGACTTAGTCCCTCCTCCTTGCACCATTTTTCGACTTCTGTCCGGTGCGGCGAGTTGCATACCCGACACCGGGAGCTATACCCTGCCGGCATTGTGTTCGCCTCCCCGTTCGTCTTGTTCGTTCGTGTTTGCTTGTTCACGTTCCCGTGTTCGTATCTCCCCCCTCAATGTTCGCATCTTTTTCCCAACACAAAAGCCGCCCATCGGACGGCCTCGGGAAAATAGAATACCCGCCTCAGGGAGACAGGTAGCTATTCTAAGAATAAACGCCTTTTTTGCAAATGTCAAGGAAATTATTTCAAGCGGTAACGTTCGGTCATTAAAGACTTAGTGGCCTTTTTTTTTCGCTTCTTTGCGCTGCCGCTACCGCCGCCAGGCTTACTCATCTGCCGCTTGTATCGCATTTCAAGTTTCCAGAGCCGTTCAGCTGATATTTGAACCGCCGGCATAACAAAAACTGTGGGTGTATCTGTAAAAATGTACCCCGTTTCGCAGTCCGGGCAAATATAATATGCGTAAAGCTTACCCTCATACTCTGGCAGAAAGCGCTGGGAAAGACGCACATCTGCGCACCAAAAACACTTATGCTCACCAGCTTCCATCAAGCAGGCCACCTCCCTCATGTATGGCACCTCCTCCAGTACTTTCGCTTCCGCCGGCGCCGACAGTCCCGGCATAGCCTCTTCATCTCGTGGCCAGCTGGGCCGATGTACTCCACTGCCGGCAAGTACATCGGCTTTGTGGCTGCCGGGCGCTTACAATCAACGCAGATCATGGCTCCCCACTTTGTTCTGGTAGTTCTGTTTCCTTGGGCGCGAAAAATCCGGTCTGACCGACTAAATGCTTTATATCAGCGGGCATTTTCTTATCGTTGTGTTTCACAAACTCACACCCTCTCCACCGTGATAATCAGTCTAACCTGCCCCTCACCGATACGCTCAAGCATTTTTGATACGCCTGCGGCGAGTGGCGCCAGCACTATACCTGTGTCTGTTAGATCTAACAGCGGCTTTGGTGCCTGCTCCTGCCACAGTACAGGCTCTGGGCACCCAGGCACCGGCACCCATCTCGATTCTGGCGTTGGCAAAGGTTCCGTTTCTGGCGACGGAAGAAATTCCGGCTCTGGCAAAACCTCTGTGGCACCAACCTTGGTTTTCGGCGCCGCCGCGTCTCTCGGCTTAGAGCCGGGTTTCCCGCCGAGGTCATAGAGTTTCCGGAGTCTCGAAATCAGTACGCTGGTAGTCCCGAGGCGCTTGGCTATCACGATATTGGTAAAACCTCCCCTAATCCACTCTTCCAGCGCTTCTTTGGGTATGTCATTTATCGTGCCCATTGGCAGTAGCCCTCTCAGCCCCTTTTCGTCCAGTAGCTTCTCTATCGCTTTTTTGTTGTCCGTCACCGGTACCTCCTCCTTTTTTCTGCGGATAATCTCAACCCCGAGGTCCGCCATCTGCTCCTCAAAGCCCCGGTCATCGTGCAAGCACTCTCCCGCCTCCGGAAACATCCTAGGCTTAAGTCTAGGTTTCATGGCCTCCGCCTCCTCCGTGATTAGCTTTTGTTAGGTTTTGACAGCTTTGTCTCCGCTAAGTACCGCTCCACATCGTCCACACTCTTAGCAACGATGTACTCCCCACCATGCGCCAGCACAGCACAGCCAAACTTTGCCTGCTCTGGCGACTGTTTGCCACGTGGCGCCTTTACCTCAATCCACAGCGACCGCCCGGCCTTTAGCGCGTACAGGTCAGCGATGCCTTTGTATGATAGCGCTGACTGATGAATCTTAAAGCAGTACCAGCCTTGCCACTGGAGATAGTCTTTAATTTGGCGCTGAATGTCGGCTTCTTTTATGCGATTCACCCTCCAATACCCCCTTTGACGAGCGTCTTCGGCCACAGGTGCTGGTTTTTTTCCCAGCCCGGGAAGATTAAGTCCAGAAAAGCATCGGGCTCATGCCGCTTCTCGTAACGCTCTCTCCTGGTGGCGGATTCATCGTCCGGACTCAGCAGCGGCAGCTTGTCAAGCGGATAACTCACGGTACCACCCCCATACGCCTCATGAGGCAAACCTCCTAAAACTGGTCAGCGCCGCTACGATCTGCTCCCGTCTCTCAACCACACCCGGGCAGGCAAGGACCGTAAATGCTGGCCGGCCATCTCTGATCCCCTTGTGCCAGAGAGCATAATATCCGCGAAACGTTTGGATATAACACGTTTCGTTGCACTTTTCCTCGCGGGTTTTAAGATGCCTGTACCAGTCAGAGCACTGGTGATTCAACCAGGTGCGACACGCCTTCCCGTCACAGTTCTGGCAGGCATTATAATCATGCAGAGCCATTTCAAAATCCGGCTCAAAAACATCTATGGCCTTGTCAGAAAAACTATATTTCTCAAACCCAATCAGGACATTGCGGTATTTATGTTTAAGGCTCACCGGGCATCACCATCCCCTTCGAAAGTTCGGCAATGAGTTTGTCCGCTTCCTGGATGCGCATTCGGTCTTCGTCTGTGAGTGGTCGTGCAGTTGGTGCCCTAGGTTGCTGTTCTGGATCCGGCGGCTTTCTTCGTCGTTTTGATTGAATCCGGTCGCGTTCCCGTGCTTCCGCGTGGGCCCTGGTGGTGATGCCCTCGGAATGCAGGTTGAGCAGAATGCCGTTTATATAGCTGGCTGTTCGATTCCCGGCTAGAACGGCCTGTTCTATGGCAAAGATAAGCACCCCCGGCTCCATTCCGTCTTCCTGCCATGCTTCCAGTTTTTCGGCCTCGATCGGGGTGATGGGGTGAATATTTTTGTTAAATGCTTCCACCACATCCTTAAAATCAGGCGGGACGATGACGACGTCGGCACGGTCCTCGCGCGCGCGTTTCTCTTCTTCTTCGTCTTCTTCTTCTCTTCTCTTCTCTTCTTCTTCATTACATACAGGTTTATACTCGTTTATACCAGTATGAACGTGTATATACCCGTGACGTGTTTCTTCAAACCACTGGCAATACGCGTCCTTTTCAGGGGCAGGGAAATCGCTTTCCGCCTTCATATTGCCAACCATCTTCTGATGTTTGTCCCATGAAGTTTCCGGGAACTGGATAAACTTTTCGCCGTTGTTCTCATACCAGTAAAGAAGGCCTGCATTATGTAGCTGCAATAATATCTCCGCCATACGCTCCGGTGGCACTACATCCCGCTGACGGGGAAAGATCATGCTGGCGACGACATCTTCGTCCCCCTCCATGCGTCCAACATTATCAGCTGAAGGAATAAGCCACGTGTATGCCAACATGGCCCACGGATCCTTTAGGTCGTTCACTCGTTTATCGTTGCTTATTCTCCAAGATATAGGCCTTCCTTTGCAGTTACGGCTTGGCATTCCCCTACCCCCTGGCTTCGCTATTTTTTACCTTCGTTTGCTGCACTCATGTTCCGGTTTTCGCCCCGCTCTGCAGTAAATGGCCGTACTGCCGCCAGAGCATCGGGAACTTATTAAAAGTGCCACGTTCGAAATAATAAAGCCGCCTTTTTTTAGTTTCGTCCCCGTGCCCGTGGCCGACAAAAAAATCATAAAAACGGGATTTCCACCAGTCGTAACAGTTTCCAGCAGACCAACTTTCACGCTGCAGCCGCCAGCATTTCTGGGCGTGCGGCAAAAATTCATCCCAAATTGAAGTCAAATCGTCGGCAGGTAAGAATTCAAAGATGGTTAATTGTTGCATGAGCCGTCTCCTCGGCTAAAACAAAACTGTCCCATATGACAACGCCTCCAGCATATTTTTCTTTGGCGTTAACCTATCAAACGCACACGGCCTCATATCCAACAGCCAATCATGTTCACAAGAATTTAACTTCACGTCATCACTTATCGCACAGGCAAATGTTTTCATTTCCCTTGCCATTCCGTATTCCATCAATGCTCTCCACTTAGCAGGGAAGTGCTTCCGCAGTATCTCAATGTTGTTACCTTCGTAGGCCAACCCCGTGCCACAGGTATAGCAGCCGTTGCGCTGGAACAGTTTTCTGCCGTCATCGTCCGTCAGGTCATACAGGGGTGAATACGGGCAGCTCCGCGACCAAATATATGCCCACACATCTTCATCGTCCCATACTGACAAAGGGTTTGAATACAATGCGGCTTTCGTCTGGTACAAAAACCCGTAGTCAAGGAATGTAAACGTCCGGCGACGAGATTCGCTTGCCATCAAGCCTCTGAACAAAGTGTCGCACCCCAGTTTCCGTTGGAGCTTCTCGCTCGGGTTCTCCTTGATGAACATGCAGCAGGCATGGGAAATTCGCATATCGGGGAATTTGCTAATCATGTCGTAGTATTTTTTGTTCCCTTTGCTCTGCTCTGCGCTATATTTCAGGAACACATTGATATTGATGCGTGGCGCGTCCAATTTTGTAGCGTCTTTGCCCAGTATCGGGAAGCCGTACTGTTCTGCAATGAACCAGAAGCTGATGAGCGTCCCCGCTTCCCAGACCAGTTTGCGCTTGCGAAAGTCTGCCCACATATCAGGCGTGACCGCTTCGTTGAGCATGTCGGTTTTAAGCAGGCGACCTTTTTTGTTCAGATACCGTTGGATATCTCCTTCCGCCTCAATCTTCGCCCAGACCTCTTTTTGTGCTTCATACTTCAGTCGTGGCACCTTGATGCGGTCAAGCTTTGTTTCATAAAAGTTATCGCCGCCCCATTCCTTCCCAAGCTTGCGGGCAAACAGAAGGGATTCTCGGTATTCAACTCCAGTATTGCCGAAAATAACTACCATGTTTTTAGCTTCTTCTGGGCAGGTCTCGCGAATTAGGTGCCAAAGAGCAGTCGAATCTTTGCCGCCCGAAAATGCAAGAGCAACCTTCTTGCCGCGCCGAAACGTTTCACGGATTATTTCCTGCGCCTTTTCGACTTTTTTATCCAGCGGCCACTGCTGCATCTCCTGCATCTGGGCATATAACAGGGCAGGCTGTTTGTCCATTATGCCACCACCTATTCATCTAATTGACGGCTGACATCCTCTGCATTCCACCGGCACACATCTCCGGCAAATTCGCCAGGACCAGCGCCTCGGCCAGCGGCGGGCACACTGCGTTCCCACACTTGGCCACCTGATCAGACTTTGTAAACTTATTGCCTTCACTGTCCCGGTCAATGATGTAATCAGCCGGAAATCCCTGCGCCGCAAAGAGTTCATGCGGTTCGAGCATCCTCATCCCAATGTCCACGATCTGATAATCTTGGCCGTGGACTGTAACAAGGCCGAAGCGGTCACGGGTCGTAACGGTGTGTAGCGGCTCGGTGCAGTTGCTTCCTACGCTGGTGCCGTAGTAAGCCATGAGGAAGGCCCTCACTTCGCCCAGGTGCAGACCGCCGGCGGTGATCGTCGGAGCCGGATCCGTTACCGGTGCGCCGTGCTGACAGGTGCCACGCATTTTTATTAAATGGCTGACAACTAAGGCATTATGGTCTACGGTTGTAACTGTCGGCAACGGTGCTCCTAAGCTTGCTCCCGGACCGGTATAACCGCCGCCGTAGTGCTTGGCAAGAAAAGCTGCGACCAATCCATAGCGGTTCGATGTGTCCAGTGTCAGGATGGGCCTGTCCATCGTCTGCCCTCGTGGAGTGTCGTCGTAGCTGTGGTACTGGGTAAGGAATGGCGTCACAACATAGTGCCCATTCACTGCAGTTATTGTGCTTAACGGTTGATTAATGTTCTCCGGACCGTTTTCAAATTTATAATTCACAATGAACGGACGTGGATTTTCCACCACAAATTTCTGAATCCCGCGGGCAATTCGCCGCATAGTGTTTTCCGCCAACGGCTTTTTACGCTCAAAAATGCTGGGACAAGGTAGGCTCCAGTCGATAATCTCCGCCGCCGTCCGCCAAGGTTTTAGCACCCCGGCATGGACTTCCAGTGTGTCAGGCTGCCCATGCGTCGGCTCTGGCCACACGATGGGCCTGCCGTCGCACCGGGCGACAAGAAATAACCTTTTGCGGATCGTCGGAGCCCCGTAGTCGCAGGCTCTTAGTTCACGCCAGTCCACCTTATAACCATACCGCTTCAGGGCATTAACAAAGGCATTAAACGTCCGGCCTTTCTGTTTGGGATCGGGCCTGTCGCCGACAAGCGGTCCCCAGGTCTTAAACTCTTCCACGTTCTCCAGGATGATCAAGCGAGGCCGGACAGTCGCCGCCCACCTGACGGCCACCCATGCGAGGCCACGAATCTTCTTTTCCACTGGCTTGCCGCCTTTGGCCTTACTGAAATGCTTACAATCCGGAGAGAGCCAGCAGAGTGCCACAGGTCGACCGGCCGCGACTTCCCTCGGGTCAACGTCCCAAACATCTTCTAAGTAGTGCTTGGTGTCAGGATGATTGACTTTGTGCATGGCAATAGCTATGGGGTCGTGATTGATGGCAATGTCTACGGAGCGCCCTATGGCTCTTGCAATACCGATTGATGCGCCACCGCCACCTGCAAAATTATCTATAAATATTTCGCGATTCAATCCCTTACACTGCCCTTCTAAGCCGGCCTTGCCGTTGATACATCCCCACACCGATACCCGCCAGGATGAGGATAATCACCGGCCAGTCACCAGATGATTCGCCGCGCAAACTTTTTCCGGTAGCCGTGTATATTTTAAAACTCCACAACGTAACATAGCCTAGGGAGAGTATTGCAACTAACCAGCGAGGAATTTTTTTAAAAGGGGTCGATTGCCGCCACTTAATCATGTTAATCACTTACCGCCCTTTCTGCAGCAATATAGGTCGGCTTGCCGGTTAGTTCCTGTATCTCCCGCTTGAACCGGGCACCGTCACTGTTGCCGTCGGATAGATGTATAAGCCAAATTTCCTGCAACTTGCTTAGGTCATTGGCCAACAGAAATTTTTTTACGTTCTCCAAGCTAAAGTGACTTTTGATGAGTCGTTTTTTCATTTCTGCCGGCAATGACCCGCTTGAGACATTGCTGTCCAAAATTTCATAGCTGTGGTTACACTCAAGCATAATGTGTGTCAGGCCGGTAAACGTGTAGCGACAGTAGTAGCTGTCAGTCAAGTAAAGTAGCTTTTCTCCTATCGGATTTGCCAGCAAAAACCCCATAGCGCCCTCGCAGTCGTGTTCAGCGGGAAAGGGTAGCACAACCCATGTGCCTAGCTTGAATTGCTTCAGCGGTGCGACGATGTGCAACCGATGATGCCGCTCCAAATCCCTCGCCGTTCCCTGGCTCATGTACACATCCACGCTTGCTTTGAGCAGGTCCGGCACCGCCTTAATATGATCGCCATGCAGATGCGAGACAAGGCAGCCAGATAATGATGCTAGGCCAAAACCAATGCCTTCGCGGAGTCTCTTGATGTTGATGCCTGCGTCAAGGAGCAAACTGCTACTACTGCCGGTGATGTAGTAGCAGTTCCCTTTGCTTGAAGATGCGAGGGGCTTAATTGAGATCAAAAGTCTGGTCCGCCCGCAATCGTTTGTTGCCCGCAGGCGCCCTCCTGCTCATCCGCAGGAAAGTCCTCATACTCTATTTCAACAATATCGATCGGCGTTGTGTTGGCGTTTAATTCAATCTCTTCCGCAACTTCAATTTCTGCTTGGATTTCACCAGACCGGACGATGCTCTGCCGCAATAAATGACGATCACTGGACGAGTTGAGGATGGTTTTGCATGCCCGGTTGATGATCGTCTTTTTCGCCATTTCAGCGGTAAATTTATCATGCGTGCTTCCGGCTTTAACCTGCCCCTTTTCGTCTACCGGGTTCATTTGGCTTTGCTTCCAAGACTGCTTGATTTCTTCAAAAGTCATGATTTCAGTTTTTGCAATCTCACCGTCCGTGTTGATGATCAGGCAGTAGGCAGCCTTGATCTTCTTGCTGTTGATATTCTCCAGCGCCTGCTCGTGTATGGAGATTTCCTTCCTCCCGCGAACCATTGCATACTTGAAGGTGTCGCCCTCGTAAACCACTTCCGCTACGATGTCGGCAATGGTGTCATCAATCATCTTTGCCAGCGCCATGGTCCCGAAGTAACTACGCTGGAATACAAGCTGATCCCCGTAGGCAATGAAATACCCTTGTTTCTTCATGGGGTTCAGCCCCTGAACAACCATGTCCAGCAGGGCATTTGCAATGCTTGTCTTGTTGCATACCTGCAAAACCGGCTTTTTATCCCTGTTAAGCGTGTTCTGTAGAATCAGCCATGCCGACTTCATTGCGTTGTCCGGCGAATATCCTGCCGGCAGGTGAAGTTCCCCCCGCTTGATAAACTCCTGCACCTTGCGCGCAACGACATCAACAACGTCTTTTTTTACTACTGCTAAATCATTAGTCATTTATGCTACCTCCCCGAATAACGTATTTTGTCCCTCGATCTCAACTCTCAGCTGCTTATCCTTCGCGCTTACAATCAGACGGATCTGTTGTCCACGGGTTTCCGGCAATCGCGTTACGGCCTCTGCATTGTCCAGGAATATCGGTGGGGCGAAAGCGTAATGCTCCGCCAGCGTGTTAATGATGTCTAGGCCGACGATAAACTGATGTCCACGATTCAGTCCGCTGTTATAGGGCACACCATTCAAAACGGTTTCACAGCACGGTTCCACGCCACCGTTGATGTTTTCTTTGAACAGCTTAAACCGAGCGAGCTTAAACTTGCTGTTAATCTTCTCTTCCAACATGTCTACTTTCGCTTTGACAAACAGGTCAGCTAGGTACAGTTCGCGCTCTAGCTTCTCGTATTCGGCAGCCAACTTCTTTTCCTCGGCGGCCAGTTCTTTTATCCTGGTTTGACCCTTTTCGCGCCGGTCAATATGCGCCAAGACATCATCTACGCGGCTGATTTTGCTCTCCAGCAGACAAACTTCTTCCTCGGCCATGGTCAGCAGTTCCCGGTCGCCGGCGCGGAGAGCATCGATCTCGGATTCAAGGGCTTGTATTTTTACCTGTGCCGCTTTGTATTCAGGTGAGGTTGCGGGGTCTGTGGCCGATGCAATGATTTTGACTATCTCCGCTTCCATCTTCCCGATAACGTCGGCATCCAGCAGGGCCAGCTTGGACTGAGCGTCGGTTATGGTTTTGGTGTGCATCTCGTTTGCTGCTTTAAGGGATTCAATGTCAGCCTTGCACCGCTTCCCTTTGGTGCTGATTGCTTCAAGATCCATGGCTTTTTGGTGGTTGAAAGATGCAAGGGCTTTTTCCTTTGCTTCCTGCAGACGCTCCGCTGGCAGCGTCTGCCCACACGCAGAACAGGCACCGTCCTGTTCAAGCGTAAACTCTCTGCCGTTTACTTCGTGCCACAGCTTTCTGAGGGTTTCCGCGTCTTTCTCGTGGGCCTGAATAGCGAACAGGTTAGCGTCCCTATATCGTTCTGCGGACTGGATTTCCCGTCTTAGCACGTCTGCGGCATCCTTCAGCGCGTTTATCTCCTGTCGTTTCCCTGCTGCTCTCACATCCACAGCCGCCCCGTGCTTGTTGCGGATGTCCAGCAGTTGCGACTCAACTTCCCGCAGCATCTTCGTTTTTTCGGCAATTTCACCGCCGCTCTTTATGCGGGCGACTTCGGCCTGTTTCTCTTTCAACTGCTTTTTCAGTTCCGCTTTCTCACCATTTAGCTGACTTTGTGTCACATCGGCTGGTGCAGGCAGCCCACGTTCGGCCTCGTCAATGCGTACCGGGATTTTCTCTAGTTCCTTGTTGATCTCCGTACGCCGGGACAAAATAACCCTGCGGTGTTCGTCCAGCGTCCTGCTGCCGAGTATGGCGGGCAGGCCCTTCAGATCAACGCTGGAGGCAACTACATCGGCATCCGACACATCACCGCAGACCTCCAGAAGCACCTCGCGCCTCTTCTGCCAGTGCAAAACGGTGTTGAAATAGGCCGGGTTCGTCAGCAACCTAAAGGCATCTTCGTCGGCAATCTCGGCGATTTTGTCAGCGTATTCCCCAGCCTTAACCGGTACGCAGTCAATAAAATGGTCAACTGTGTGGCCGGTGAACTCTTTGGTGGCGCTTCCACGCTTTTTTGTCCAGTTCTCGGCATAACGCTTCCGCAGGGTCAGTGCCGTGCCATTGATTTCAAATATGCCTTCAACCTCATGGTCCAACCCGTGGATAACTTGTCCGTCCGGCGTTAGCGTCTTAATCTCAAAATCCTTGCGATTGTGACTGTCTTTGCCGAATAGGAGCCAGAGAAACGCATCGTAGATGGTTGTCTTGCCGGCCGCATTGTCTCCGTATACGTCGACGTTGTGGCCGTTTGGCCTGAAGATAAAATCCCGGCAGCCCTTGAAGTTCTTTAATGTCAATGAAAGCAGTTTCATGATCTGCATCCGTCCTCCTAACTATGGCTTACGCCGCACTTGGTGCAACCGCTCCCTAGGCCGTGTATAGCTCCGTTATACTCGTATCTGTTGCCGATAGCTTTGCCCCCGCAAAACGGGCAAATGAACTCCAGTCTTCCTGTCTCTATGCCGGCCTTTTTGAAGGCCTCGTTTGATGCCTCCATAAAATTGCAGGCCTTGAACAAAAAGTCATTCTGGCTGCTGCTCACTTGTTTCGCCTCCTTTGTCGTTGGGCGCTGCTGGTATATAGCGTACATACTTGTAATTCAGGCACCCGCCTGGCTCAATTAAAATCACTGCTAGGTCGCAGGTACCTTCTTTGTTATCGAGATGATCACAAAATTGACATCTGCAATATACAAGAGTCATAGCTTCGCCTCCTCTACATACGGGGCCTTGTCGATAATCCTGCGGATACGCTCAATCTCATGATGCAGGCGTATCCACCACTCCGCATCAGCTGCCCTGTTCGGGAACATAGGATTACCGTCAGCAGTTTTCTCTTGTCCTAACTCACCACAGGCCTTGATTTCGCGTTCGCGATATTTGGTGCTTATGAGTATATACATCGTCAACAAGGTTGCTTGCTCATCTGTAAGTGTAATGGTGCGCATCTTTACGTCTCCTCTCTCCCCTTGCACCAGCCTGCCAGGCGTGGTACAATAGGGGCAACAATCATTTCGTGTGCCGCTTCCGAGCGGTCTTTTTCTTTTCTCGGTACTCGGCCAGGTAAACTACCTGGCTTTTTTGGTTGCGCAGCCAGGCACGGAAGCTGCGGACTGTGCCAGCGTACCTCAATACAACAAGCACTTTATCCACCTCCTCCCAGGTACTCCCGGCAAACCTCTAGGATAATCCGCTCAGTCACTGCAGCCGCCGAGAATACCGCCACATGCTCCTTGCCGTGGTACAGGTCGACACAGTGGTCATCCTGCTCCCACAGCTCGAACCCGCCCGGCAGTCCGTATGCCGGGATCACGAGCTAACCACGTTTGTCTTTCAAGGTCGCCCCCCTTTCTACCCCGCCAGGGGCATGATTTCTTTGATGTTTATACCCTGCCGCAGGGCGTAGATTTTCAGCTCGCCGATCCGCTTCTCCAGCTCCACCGCTTCCTTCAGGATGCTCTCAAACTCGTCTACTTCATGCTGCCTAAGCTCCCCGTCGGCAGCGATCCTGATCAGCCTGTCCCGCAGCTGCTCCACATCAGACAACTCCCTTAATACTCTTAACACCGTCACTGCAAACTCGGATCGTTCCACTGAATGCGCGAGTACCTGCCCGATGGGGCATACTTTTGCGCAGTAATCCGCCGGCAACGCTGGTTCTTTGTACACCTCCGCCATACGCAACGCTACATCCGGCGGCGCTATGGTGCGCCCACTCTCGTAATCCGCAAGCGTCCTGGTGCCTATGTAGAGCTGGTGGGCGGCACATTCCCTGCTTATTCCGGCTGTACTTCGTGCTGTCTTGAACATTGTTATCACCTCCTTACCGGGTCAAAATATAAGTAAACGAGCTCGTCCACCGGGGGGACTAAACGTCCTCCCCCCTCCCCGCCAGCTCCTCGATGATGTCCCAGCCGGCAGCGTGGTAGGCCTCCAGGACACGCTCGATCTCTTCCTTGGTCATGGGCAGTGGTTCTACGACCTGGATTAGCGTATTGCCGGCTCTGTACGTGTGGACTTTGCGCTCCATATTCTCACCCCGTACATGTGTATGCGGGCGCCTAGCGGTCTGGGCCATGGTAATTTCTCCCTTCTATGCCGAATAGCGATTAAAGATAAACCCGGTTCTCGGGAGCCAGCGGACGGTCATGCTCCTGATCTGTGTAGAAGAATTCACGTGGGTTCTCGTCCGCTTTGTCCCGCTTAATCTGGGATATATACTGGCGGATCGTGTTTAAGCTTTTGGCACTCCAACCGCCGTGCAGATGCTCGCCGATGTTGGAACGCGGATCAAGTCTGTCGCTGGTGTAGTATAAGGCATAGCGTTTCATCACACGGCCTCCTTAGGCAACTCATACAATGAGTTAAATACATCTAAAAAAAGCTCCTCTTTGGGGACACCAAGCACTTTTTCTAAAAGGAGCATTTTTTCAATCGAAGGCCTTGTGCGACCTCTTTCCCAGTGACTATAGGTTTGCTGTTCAACCCCGCATAAGCCAGCTATTTCAGCCTGTGTCCGTTTACCGCGTGCGGCAATGAGCGTTGATCTCTCGTGAAGTACTTCCATGTTTAATCACCACCTTTACTCATATTATGAGTATGACTAATCTAAATATATACTCATATTACGAGTATGTCAAGAGTAATTACTGTATTTTTGAGTAAATGTTTTCTTTAACTATTTATAATAGTAAAATGGTTTTGAGGTGTTAGGAAATGTTAGGCAAACGTCTTAAAACTCTTCGTGAAGCAAAAGGTTTGACTCAACAACAACTGGGCGAACTAATAAATTTGTCGCAACAAACAATAGGCCATTATGAAGTAGGTAGAGCAAGCCCTGACGCAGAAACATTAATAAAACTAGCTGATTATTTTCAGACTTCGGTGGATCAACTCCTCGGCCGCACCAACATCCGCACCCCCATCGAAACCATCGCCGCCCATCACGAGGGTGATGAGTGGACGGAGGACGAGCTGGAAGACATAGAGAACTTTAAGGATTTTGTACGAATGAAGAGGGAGAAAAAGTAATTACTTTTTTTTGAGAAGGGCGGAGGAAGCAATGACGTTTGAAGAGCAAATTAAAAGCTTTGCGGAGAGAGCAAAGTCGATTAAAACCAGCATTGCAACCGAGGAAGCTACAAAGACGTCATTAGTTATGCCTTTTTTCCAGATATTGGGGTATGATGTTTTTAATCCCAATGAATTTACCCCCGAGTATGTGGCCGATGTCGGGATCAAAAAAGGTGAAAAAGTAGATTACGCAATCCTGCAAAACAAGAAGCCTGTTATCTTGATAGAAGCCAAGTCTATAAAAGAAGCTTTAACTAATCACGATTCACAATTATTTAGATATTTCGGAACGACAACGGCTAAATTTGCGATTCTAACAAATGGAGCCGTTTATAGGTTTTATACCGATCTGGATGAACCTAATAAAATGGACAATACACCATTCCTAGAAATTGATGTCCTTGATTTAAAAGAACCGCAGATACAAGAGTTAAAAAAGTTTTGTAAAGATTGTTTTGATTTAAATAAAATCATTGATACGGCCTCTGAGCTTAAATACCTAGGATTAATTAGAAACGTGTTGAAAGATATTTTTTCTAACCCATCAGACGCTTATGTAAGGTTTATACTTGGATGCGGGGTCTTTGAAAGCCCAAAAACCCAGAGCGTCGTAGACAAGTTCAAACCTTTAGTAAAAAAATCCATAAGTGCCTACATAAACGAATTAGTAAATGAAAAGATCCAAACAGCGCTAAAAACAGATGAAGATCAAGAAAAAACACTGAAAGAACAGGGGGTAGAACTCGAGGACACTGCTCACACCGTAACCACAGAGAGCGAAATAGAAGCTTACTACATAGTAAAATCTATTTTGCGAAACCACATAGACAGCTCTTTAATTACGTATAAAGATACCCAATCCTATTTTGGCATCCTGTTTGACAATAAAGTCACAAAATGGATATGCAGACTGTATTTGAGGGATCGTGCCATGTTTATGTATATGCAAGACGAGAACAAAGAATTTAGTAAGTACCCGATTACCAAACTCGACGATTTATATAAACATTCTGATATCCTAGTCAAAAAGGCCATGTCTTTTTCTAAGTAAAAACACCTATACTGTGTCTGGTAGGTGCCCTATTCCCACACTTGAACAATAAGGAGTGACACCAGATGACTGATCGCGAGCTGCTGGAGCTTATCGCAAGCCAGGTAGGCGGGCTTACCAACCGAGTAGATACACTTACAAAAGATATGGCTGAAGTCAAACAAAACATGGCGACCAAAGACGAGATGGCTTTAGTCAAAGACGACCTGACTTCAGTCAGAGCCACCGTTATCCGCATCGAAAACGACCACGGACAAAAACTTGGCGCCCTGTTTGACGGGTACAAGCTTAATTCTGAAAAACTAGATCGCATTGAAGCCGAAGTCACAAAACACGATGAAATAATCTTACGACGAATCCGGTAGCGAGGACCCACCATGTACGAAGAGATACTACAAGAAGCACATGAGGAAGGCGTCGAGGTGGTCTACCTCCCGCTCCGTGGTAAACTTAAAGGCCTGTACAGTTGCAATGTAATCGCCATCAACGGCAACACAGCAACGGAAGCGGAGAAGGCCTGCATCTTGGCCGAGGAGCTTGGCCACTACCACACAACCGCAGGAGACATCCTAGACCAGACAAACACACAGAACCGCAAGCAAGAGCGCCAGGCACGCGCCTGGGGCTATAGAAGGCTGGTTCCGCTAGGCAAGCTGATGGATGCACACCAAGCAGGCACGAAAAACCAGGATGCGATCGCCGAACACTTAAACGTTACCGACCAATTTTTAATGGCAGCGCTAAGCTATTACATAGAAAAATACGGGATTGAGTTGGAAAAATTGATTAATAAGCCGTCTAAACCACTTAATGTAGAATAAAATTATTTGGAGGGTTGATAATGGGAAAACTTCAAAAAGGATTAGCCGTAGTATTGTTTGTAGTCGTCGCGTTTGCCAGCGGAGTTTGGGCGAGTCCGGCAATCACCTTGATTGTGAACGGACGAAGAGCCAGTGCAGAGGTGCGGATTATTAACGGCGTTTCTTTTCTGCCTCTCCGTGCTGTCGCTGACCTACTCGAAGTTCCAGTACATTGGAACGGCAGCACCAGAACTATTACCGTGGGAACAGCGGCACCCCCTGGAGGCGCCCCCTCTCCGATAGCGGAAGAAGGGGTCTATCGAGTCAGGAATCTGGTTTTTTCCGATGTCCAAGTAAAGCTTAATGTGTTAGAAATGTGGGATGTTTCTGCCCAGTTAAGAAACAATGATACCAGGGATTATTCGGTCATTACTTTTACAGCCGCCTTTTTTGACAGCACCGGCAGGCGCATTGGGACTGCCAACGGAACGGTTCTCGATATAAAAAGAGGAGAAACCAAAACGGTTCAAATGCTAACTACTGACAACTTAAGCGGGTTTACGAGAATCACGTTTCAGGTTGACGCGGCGTTTTAGTAAGAGCAATGTTTAAGGCCTCCCTCGAGGCTTTTCTTTTTATCTGCTCTCACCAAACCTAAACCGAGGTGATACGATGGAACGCGTTGCGATATACCTTAGAAAGTCACGCCAGGATATAGAAGCAGAGTCTCGCGGCGAGGGTGAGACTCTGGCCAAACACAAAACAGCCCTGCTGAAGTTGGCAAAACAGCAGGGCTTAAACATAGTGCGCATATTCGAGGAAATCGCCTCCGGAGAGAGCCTTATCCACCGGCCGCAAATGCTGGCGCTTTTAAAGGCTGTAGAATCCGGCGAATATGACGGCGTCCTAGTCATGGATATGGATCGCTTGGGCAGGGGCAACATGCGGGAGCAGGGTCTCATCCTGGAGACGTTCCAAGAGTCCGGGACAAAAATCATCACGCCCCGAAAGACCTATGACCTCTCCAATGAGTTCGATGAGGAGTATTCCGAGTTTGAAACCTTCATGGCCAGACGTGAGCTGAAGCTCATCACCAGGCGGCTCCAGCGTGGCCGTATTGCGTCGGTACGGGAAGGGAGATATCTTGGCACCCGTCCCCCCTACGGCTACGAACTGGCCGAAATTGGCGGCCACAGAACGCTTATTCCGCATCCGGATCAGGCCACCATTGTACGGATGATATATGACTGGTACACGGATCCGACAAAGAGTATGGGCGCCAACAACATCGCAAACGAGCTAAACGCTATGAACATCCCCTCTTACTCCGGGCAACAGTGGGATGGCTCCGTCATCCGGAATGTTTTGAAGAACCCTGTCTATACCGGAAAAATAAAATGGCGCCAGAAGGAGCGGAAAAAATCAGCAGATCCGAGCAAAATCACTGAAAGCAGGACTAGGCCAAAGTCTGAGTGGATAATCGTAGAGGGCAAGCACGAACCGCTTGTAGACGAAACGATATTCGCCCAGGCGCAAAGCATACTAAGCAGCCGAACGCATACACCGGTAAAGCCTAAGCAGGCACTCGCAAACCCTCTGGCCGGGCTGATCCGCTGCGAACTGTGTGGGTTCTCCATGGTGCTCAGGCCGTACGTCCAGCAAAAGCCGCACATCATCTGCCAGAATCGGCTCTGCCCCAATAAGAGTGCACGCTTCGAATTTGTAGAGCAGAAACTCCTTGATGCACTTCAGGAGTGGCTTACTGAGTATAAAGCCCAGTGGGGCAAACGCCGGCGCCGAGAGCCGGACAGCGAGGCCGTGGAGCTGCGCAAGTCAGCCTTGCAATCCCTGCAGCGCGAACTGGCGGAACTTGAAAAGCAAAAAGAACGGCTACATGACTTCCTGGAGCGCGGGGTATACGACGAAGCTACATATCTGGACAGGTCACAGAACCTAGCCAGCCGCATCGAAGAGACTAGGCACGGCATTGCAAACACCGAAGTAGCCCTGGGCGATGAAATTAAGCGGGCCAAAGCCCAGATGGACATCATACCGAGTGTGGAAAACGCGCTGAAGCTCTACCACCGAACCGAGGACCAAAAAAAGAAAAACGCACTCCTCAAAAGCGTAGTGGAGTGCGCGATGTACCTTAAAGAGAAACACCAGAAAGGCGACAACTTTAAACTCGTTATATATCCGAAGCTCCCGCCTAGTACAGATATAAACCAGACGTAA